TGAACCCAAAGCAGGATTGAACGACTAAAATGGCTACGATCACGGAAGTTGAGTCCCGCATTGACAGTCACATTGATGTCTGCGCGGTGCGGTATGAGGGCCTGGAAAAGCAATTCCAGTCAGTCAACGCACGGCTAAAGCGGGTCGAGACTATCCTGATCGGAGTCGCTGGGACGATCATTCTCCTGCTTCTAAAAATAGCATTCCATGTATGATCGATCCATTTACCGCAATGGCGGCGGTGACATCCGCTGTCAACCTCATCAAGAAGGCGGCCGCGACTGTTGACGATGTTCGCAGTCTAGGCCCCCTTCTTGGCCGATACTTCGACGCTAAAAATACCGCTGTCAAGGCTGTTAAAGATAATAAGAAGGCTGGCGGCTCTAACATGGCAAAGGCCATAGAGATCGAGCTTGCTCTAAAGCAGCAGGCAGATTTCGAGCGTGAGTTGCAGATGTTGTTCATGCAGACCGGGAATATCGATGTCTGGGATGCTATCCAGAAGCGTGTTCAAGAAATGAACCGCGAGGATATGTACGCTGAGAAGGCCCAGAAAGATGCTGCAGCCCGTAAGCAGAAGGAGTTTGAGGATAACTTGCTGATGATTGTCGTGGTCGTTGGAGCTATGATATTCATTGGGGGCTTGCTGTTTATTGCGGCAAGTATCGGAGGATGAGAGCGCCTCTTCCTACTGCATCTCGCTCCGAGAGGGAGGCCTACGTCAAGCAGTGGGCCGCCATCACTATCTCGGTACTTGCGCTCCTGCTTGCCATCAACGGGATGATTGGTGGGTCTAACTCCTCCAGGGTTCTTGGGAAGACAATCGAGTCCAATAACCTGTGGGCGTGGTATCAGGCCAAGAACGTCCGTGCGGTGATCTACGAGACCTCTGGTAAGGATGACAAGGCCCAGGCTCAGCGTAAGGACATGGAAGAGATCATGTCAAAGGCCAAGGCAGCGGAGTCTGACAGAGACCTTGCCAAGCAAAAATCTCCCTGGTTCTCCTATGCAGGCATGGCGTTGCAATTGAGCATTGTCCTGTCGTCTGCCGCGATCCTGGCCGTGATGATGCCAATGATCTATGTGTCCATCGGCGTGGGTGCTGTTGGGCTTTCCTTCATGATTTACGCGATGGTGATCTGATGCTGTCTCTACTATCTACTCTCGGTGGGTTGCTGATCTCTGGCCTGCCAAAGCTGCTGGAGTTCTTCCAAAACAAGGCCGACCAGAGGCATGAGCTGGACATGGCAAAGATGCAGACCGAGAGGGAGCTGCAACTGGCCGCCGCTGGGTTTGCTGCACAGGCCAAGGTCGAGGAGATACGCTCAGACCAAATTGCCATGCAGACCGAGGCCCAGATGACCGAGGCCGCGCTCAAGCACGACGAGAAGGTTCTGGAGAAGGCGAGCCAGTGGGTAGCCAACTACGTCGGGACTGTACGTCCTACTGTCACATATCTGCTTGTGTTTGAATTGATCGCCATCAATGCGGCTATTGCATGGTATGCGTTTACAGACCCAAATCTAATCAAGAGCATAGATGACCTTCTTAGAGTCACCAATGTCATCTTCACAGAGGAGGAGATGGTTCTATTGAGTGGCACAATTTCGTACTGGTTTGGGTCAAGAAGCTGGAGCAAAAAGTGATTGGCTTGTATGCGATCGTTCATGTGCCAACAAACAAGGCATATGTCGGTAGCTCAAACAATATAAAGAGAAGGTTAAAAGAACATTTTGGCGGCCTTCGACACAATAAACATCATTGCGCTTATTTGCAAAATGCCTGGAACAAATATGGCCCGGATCAATTCACTATAAAAATCCCGGCATTGTTTGACGATCTGCAATCTGCTAGAGATTTGGAACAAGATTTTCTTGATTGCTTCATTGATTTTTTGTTCAACACAAAGCCAAGCGCGATAGGTGGTGCGTGGGGTGAATACAACCCAGCAAAAAGACCTGATTGGCACATGAAAACTGTGATGGAGCGGCTTTCTCCAGATGAGCGCAAAGCTCGATATGGGAAAACAAAAGGAACGAAAAGAGATGGTGAGCCATACAAAGCTGGCGCTGCCAAGCGCTTATCTGACCCAACTTACCGTCAGAGGCTAAGTCAATCCTGCAAGGGAAAACGCCAAATCGTCAAATGTCCGCATTGCGGTCTAGAGGGTGGCGGTGGAAATATGCGCCGGTATCACTTTGATGCCTGCTCTAAGAAATGAAACTCTCCAAGGAAGGCGCTGATCTGATGCACCGCTTTGAGGGGTGCAGGAACAAGGCATATTTATGCCCGGCCCACATCTGGACGATTGGATACGGCCACGTCCTGTACCAAGACCAGATCAGGTTACCGATGGCCCGAGTTGAGGGTAAAGAGGTTGCGATGATTCGCAAGGAATATCCACTACGAGCGGAGGATGCCCGTGTCTGGAGCAAGGAAGAGATCGATCAACTATTCCGAGATGACGTCCAGTCTTTTGAACGTGGTGTTCTTCGACTTGTTCCCGGCTGTGTTGGCAGGCAAGGCGCTTTTGACGCTCTGGTCTCTTTTGCCTTCAATGCTGGGCTAGGCAACCTGCAACGCTCCCAGATCCGCATGAGGGCCAACAGGGGCGATTGGGAGGGAGCAGCCGAGGCTTTAATGGATTGGACAAAGGGCGGTGGTAAGGTACTCCCAGGCCTGGTCAAGAGGCGTCAGGCTGAAAAGGAGCTGTTCTTGTCATGACAACAGTGCTCGCTGACTGGCATCTCGGGATCATGGTCTCGGATTCTCTTGTCAGCGACGATGACAGGAAGTGGAGCCAGCGCAAGGTCTTTCGCATCCGTGGTTGTCTGGTTGGGATTGCGGGCACGATGGTGCAGGTCGAGCAGTTCCTCAAGTGGTATCGGGGAGGGTGCAAGGATCGCCCCCCACGCCTTGACGAGTTCAATGGGCTTGTAATGAGTCCTGACGGGCTTTTGCACTACTGCATGAGCCACCTACCCATACCGATCCACTCTGGCCGTGAGGCTATTGGAAGCGGCGCAAAGGCCGCGATGGTTGGGTATCAACTGCTTGGCTACAAAGACGCCAAGCGGGTCGTGCGAGTTGTGTGTGAACACGACGTCGGTTCCCGCGCCCCTGTGCGCGTCTATCGGTTGTAATCATGCCGAAAGCAAGAGTTAGCGATCCAGAGTTCATCGAATTGTGGAAGACACATAAGAGCGCTCAAGCCGTTGCCCGCGTTCTCAACTTGGCTGTGGAAGAAGTCTACAAGCGTCGCAGGAGGGTCGAGACCAGGCACAACATCAAGCTGAAGTCCGAGGTACGCCCAGATGTGGCAGAGCTGTATAAGCACCTAAGCCCAACCGTCCACAATCCTAGACTTGAGGCAGACATCACGGACGGCGTGATTATGGTGTTCTCCGATGCCCACTTCTGGCCTGGTGTGAGGACTCCTGCCTTCAAGGGGTTCTGTCTGCTTGCCAAGAAACTGTCCCCAAAGATCATCATCAACAACGGGGATGCGTTTGACGGGGCCAGTATCAGTAGATTCCCACGGATCGGGTGGGACTCCAAGCCCTCAATCCTTGAAGAGCTGAATGCCTGTAAAGACCACCTGGGTGAGATTCAGGAGGCCGCGCCCAAGGCAAAACTGCTCTGGTGTCTCGGAAACCACGATTCAAGGTTTGAGAACCGTCTGTCGGCTAATGTGCCAGAGTTCCAGGGTATCGGTGGGTTTCGGCTGACAGATCACTTCCCTGACTGGAAGACTGGCTGGTCGGTGTGGATCAACAACGATGTAGTGGTTAAGCACCGATTCAGAAACGGCGTCCACGCCACCAGAAACAACACCGTCGCCTCTGGGAAGAGCATGGTAACCGGCCACCTGCACAGCCTCAAAGTTACACCGCTCGACGACTACAACGGCACTCGGTGGGGGGTGGATGCCGGTACTCTTGCAGACCCGTCTGGCCCGCAGTTTCGAGACTACCTCGAGGACAATCCAACCGACTGGAGATCAGGGTTTATCGTCCTGACATTCAAGAACGGCCAGATGCTGTGGCCCGAGGTCGCCCGTGTCGTGGGTCAACAAATAGACTTCCGTGGGGAGCTGATATGAGCGCCACCCTGATTGCCATCACTGGGCTTATCTACGCCTACGTCGGCCTCGAGCAACTCGCTCTTGGAAACAAGATGCTGGCTATCGTCTACTCTGGGTATGCGTTCTCAAACGTGGGTCTCTTTTACATCGCCAAGAGTCCAAACGCGCTGTAGCCTCCCAGACTGGCCTGGTCGCGTCTCCTCCAGAGGAAGCGCTAGACCCCTCCTGTGGGCGTCTGAGAGTCGCCTCCAGACCTGATCTGGGCGTAACCCTGTCCTGGTAGCCAGCTCCTCATACGTCCCTGGGCCGTTCTTCAGTTCCTCCAGGATCCGCTCGATCAGCCCCACTGGAGCCGATTGAGCAGCCTCCTTAGAAGTAACTGGATCGCCCTTTCTAAAAAGTTTGATCCAGTCCATCTTAGAACTCCTCGTCTTTTGGCTTCGGGTCGTTCAGGTAAGCCCATCCGTCCCAACCGCCCTCCTTCAGTGGGATGACGTCCAGTTTTAGCATCTCACCGCTCTTGGTCTCGATGATCGAACCAATACGTTGGTACCGTTTTTTGGTCTCACCCGCAGCGTTTTGGTACGTCCCAACAATCGCCACAACTTCCTTTAAGGTTTTTGCCACATTTCCTCCAATTTGGCTACTTTCTCATCAACCTCTGTCAAGAACTTCTTGACAGCCTCCTCCATCTCTGCAATCAGAGAGGGATTCCTTTCGACCCTCTGGCAGAAGAAACCGATCTTCTCCAACCTCGGGTCAAATACAACATAGTCCACCCAGGGTCTCTGAGCGCAGGCCATCTGCCACTGCATCTGGTGGATGTACTTTGAGTCAATCTTCTTTGTAAGCAAGACGTCAATCATAGTCGCCGTATTGGGGCACTTGATCTCCACCATCCCCTCCTCGACAAGCCCGTCAGGAGAGGCTCCAGCGTCCTTGATTGTGGGGTGGACAATAAACCCCACCTCCTCCACCAAAACGCCCCTGTGGGACTCGTATGCCGCTCTGGCAAATGGTTCTTGTTCAGTTCCCCACTGCATCGCGGCGTTTGAGAATGCCTCCTGGGGTTTCTTGGTGAGCCGCTCGGCAACGAGTTGGGCCATGTAGTTGACCCGCTCCGCTCCCTTGCTCATGACCTTGGACACCCCACTAGCGGTGACCTTCCCGAGTCTGGCCTGGAACCACTCCTCAGATCTTTGATCCATTGTTCCCCCTTGCGCGGATAAGGTCTGAACACTTGTATGGCTCGGCAGTGTCGGCAATCTGAGCACACGCCTCGCGCTCGGCTGCGGCAACAAGGGTGGCAAAACGTCTAAATCGAGCCACCGATTGCCCAGCAATGTCCTGTCGACCAGAAAGATGATTGGTGATTGGAAACCCAGCCTCTCGCGCCATGCGGATGATGTCTTCTTGGTTCATTTCAACCTCCGTATGTCCATCTGTATCTGGCCTGTAGATTCCTGCGTGTGGTGTCCGAGAACATCGCGGGGTCTCCAGTCCGTCTCA